TGTATTATATAGAGCAATTCACCAACAAAATATTACTTTAGATAATTACTACAAGATTAAAAAAGCCTACAGCGAACAATTTAAAACTAATAATAATTCTGATGGTATAGACCACTTACCTATTCTTGGTCAAATTATAGGTGAAACTAAAGTTAAAATGTTAAACTTCTCGCAACCAACAACTATGCCTGTCACTACTGGTTTAATAGATAGATGGTCGCCTGTATTTGGTTATTTATCTGTTAATGAAACGTGTTATTCAGGCTTTGTTTATGTGTTCTCTGCTAAAGAAATTGAAGACAGCAACACTATTAACAAACAGTGTATTAATAGAATGGTTATGTTATACCCACATGAAGAAGACCCTATCTATGGCATGATTATTGTAGTCAAAGATAAGTATTTATTAATACACCCTCAAACTAGAGAAACATTAATTGAAATTCCAAAGAAAAATAATATTAAATGGACTAAGTTTTTAGGTATTATTCCTTATTATCTTATGGAAAACTTTAAGAAAGGCGATACATACGAAAGCAATATCCATAATTTAGAAACTGAGTTTCATAAATCTAACAAATAAATAATTAGTTCTTAAACAGATAATGAGAAGCATGGAAGCAAAATAAAAAAATTCCAAATTTGCTAATTAAAATTATTCTAAACTATAAAATCCTTGAAAAATTGTATGTACTGGTTGCAATAACCAATATTTCCTGTTGCAAAATATAACTATTATTATTTTTTTGTGCAACACACGTTGCAATATACTGGTATAGGGTGGTGTACCCCTGCATAAATTTTGGGGGTGGCATGGGGGTAAAAAAATTTCTGTGTATATACGTGAGGTTGTCAGATATTTACCCCAAATTATTTCTGGGGAAACAATAAGTCCTCTATTTTATCTGCCATACTATAATCAACACAGTGGTTAAGAAACTCCTCAGTATTGTTAAGTATAAACTTCCTGCCTTCTATTACGTCATCTAAAGGGTTTTTTGGCTTCTTTTCCTTTGTATGACTGAACTTAAAGATACCCTTATCGTTAATATCCTTTATTGCTTCAGTTATCTCTTTTATTACTTTCTTTTCACCTTTAGTTGTACATAAGGCTTTAAGATATAATAGTTTATCATTATGGTTCATGTATTTAGTTATCTCTATTAGTCACACTATATTCATCATCAGTTCCATTATTACATACTTGAACCTGATTAATCTTATTATAAAACTAATAGTTATCTAATAGTTCTATTTATCTAATAGTGGCACTTAGATATGTCTTATATCTTAAACCAAGTATTGTCTTGATTTTGTCTTCCAAAGAACTTCTCTAATTCTTGGTTAAATAGTTCCTCTTTTCTTGTCTTTACTGACATATCTTGGTCTTTTGAAAGCTGTAATATCCAGTAATAACAAGCCATCTGTAAGGCATCTATTCGGTCATCTTGGGCTAAAGTATTAGCACCCTTCTGTAATCTACTGATTTGATACATCAGTTGATACCTTAATGCTGTTTCTGGTGGATATAAGCTATTAGTATCCTCATAGTCCTTTCTAATCACATTAGCATCAAATACTACTCTATGCTGTGCAAATAGGGGTTCTAGGGTGTCTAATATCCTTCTATGCTTGTTAGATGTCTGTCTTATCATCTCTGTAGTACAAGGATACTCTTTCATTAAATAAGGCTTCAGTAAGGCTTCAAACATACCTTGACCAAAGTTTTCTTCAATTAATATCTTCTTAACTTCATGCTTCTTAGCAATACCTACAAGTTTATTTAAGACATGCTCAGAATAACCAGAGTTATAACCACCTGCATCAACTACATAAATATTACCATTTAATATCTTAGTGACACAATAAGCTGTCTCATCTTTACCTTTACCTGAAGGGTCTATAGACATTACACAACCTGTGTAGTCTATCCACTCTCCTTGTGTCTGCATGGGTCTATAATAGGCATCTCCTTGCAAACCTACGTTAGGTAAGTCATTCCATTGTAATTCAGGACTAGAAGCCCATACGACCTTCTCAGGTGCAGTTGTAGGGTTTAAGTTAAGAACTACTAAGTCTTTTAGTTTAAGTGGGTATCTGTCTAAGTCACTTAATGTTGTATCTAGTTGGAACTGCATGTTAAAGCCTATACGACCATAACTTGCTTCTCTTTCTAATAAATCTTTTTCATCAAATCTTTGTGGGTCAGTTGCTTTACCTACAAGTTCATGTTCCCAAGTATTAGCTATAATAGGTGCAAGATTAGAACCATAAGACCTTAGTTGTTTCTCTGATGGATACCTCGCTGTCCAATATCTAACTTTATAACCTCTCTCTTGCAACTTGTTATAAATAGATTGTTCTGTCTGAGGTGTTCCTAAAAATATAATTCTTGAACCTTCTGGTTTAACAATAGCTTCAAACTCTTTGATTGCTTCTCCAAGTTTATCTCTCATAAACTGTGTTTGAGTATTACCTGAAGTTTCAATATCGTCTGCAATAATTAAGTCTGCTCTACTACCAGTTAGCTGTGAAGTTATACCTAAAGATTTAACTGAAGGTTGATGAGAAGCTAACGCAGGTGCAACATCAAAGCTAATCTTAGATTGTCGTTGGTCACCTTTTGGTGTGAGATGTTGTAATATAGGCATCTCAGATAGCAGTCTTAAACAAAACGTACTAAAGTCATCTGCTCTATTCTTAGAAGCAGAGACAACCAATATATTTATTTGTGGGTCAAGAAGTAATCTCCATAAGACATAAGTTGAAGTAATCCAACTTTTACCTACTCCTCTAAACGCACTTATAATTGTACGTTTATCTCCATTAGCAATATAGTCTGCGATAGAATATTGCATTGTACTGGGTGCAGGAAGTCTTAAATGCTTCCAAGCTAAATATAGAAAATTTCTAAAGTCTTTTAATTTTTCGTGCATAATTTTTTTTTCGTTAAAAGTGCAAAAAGGTTTTTATTGTCGCACCAATTATTAACCACCCTAAAATTTCAATCGTCTACTTTTCAATAAAAAGTTTTTTTCTAAAATTTTGCAAAACTCAATTTGATATAATGTCTGTATAAAAGTTTTTATGAGAAATTTTTATTAGTGATTTAAAAAGTCACTTAGCTATTAAACATTGTGAATACGACTAAGTAAGTTCTTGGAATAGGAGATATGTCTTATGACAACACCACCACAAGAAGAAATACCATATCATGTTAAAATGAAGTTTAAATATGATGAGGTAAATAATCTATGGGATAAGCAAACAATACCTTATATTACAAGATTTGAAGGCAAAAGAGCTGTCAGATTAATTTGTAATAAATTTGGTAAGCCTAAATTTGCACCACCTACAATAAGATACCCAATAACCAGATATAGAAATATTTGGTGGGATACTTTTATTTGTTTAAGTGGAGACCCAACTACCATGCGTAGAGGTTGGAGAGAGTTAGTTCATCAAACCAGTCATAGTATTTATAAATATTATTCTGGTTTTAAAAAAAGACAAAGAAAATATGAACACTCAATCCAACAAGCTGAATTAGAATTAGCAATTTTAAAATTTGTTATTTCTAAAAATTGGCTTAATGGTGTCCTAAAGCCTAAAGTCGTTATCTTGTCCAAAGATGAAAAACGACTAAAGAAGTTAGAACACTACCAAAAACTTATTGGTAAATGGCAAACTAAAATGAAGTTAGCCAGTACCTTTATAAGAAAATATAATAAAAAGGTCAAATACCTTAAAAAACAATAAAGAACACTAGTCGTATTTCACAATGGGCTAAAACCCTTGATTTTCCTAGTTTTTTAGTTGTTTTTAACTAGTTTCTTTTCTGCAAATGGTAGTTCATCTACTAATTGTTGTAGTGGGTTATCATTAGCAGGTAATCCATCTATACCATTATCTTTAAGAAACTGTCTAGCAACATTAAGGTCACTAGCTTTTACATCATCATCTTTTATTTTATCTAAAAGTTTTGTCGCTAATAGCGAGTGTAATTCTAATAATTTATCTTTTGACATTTTTCTTCTTCTTTTTAGGTTGTTCTACAAACATCTTGTCTACCCAAGCACACCATTTATCTAGTGTTCCGAATATAGCATAACATATTTTATCAATCATGGTGAGTGGTACATCATTAAAGATGTTTCTTTTTCGTCTTTTAAATCCTTTTCTAGTTTATCTATTTGTTTTCTTAGCTTCCCATTTAATTTTTTATGGTCAGCATTTATTAATTTTAAATTTCTTACTTCTTCATCTAATCTATCAATGTCGTTTTTTAAACCATCAACTGTTTGTCTATTAATTTTACTTTCGTTTTCGTAAGTCTGGTCTTGTAGTTTATTAACAAATTCTTTATGGTCTACTTTTGTCATATTAGTCTAATATTAATTTTTTAATAGATTTTGCACCCATGTAAATTTCTGTTTCTGCCATAGATTTTATACATTGGTACTCAATATGAGACTTAGTTTCTCTCATAGCAATTCTTTTACCTTTTAGACATTCTGACATACTGTCTTGTATTCTATGTTCTTTTATTTCACCATTAACAATCATTAATAATGCAATAACTATCTCAGTAAGATTTTCCATTTTGTCTAACCTTGTCTTTTAATATTTCTATATCTTCTAAAGCCTTTTCTAACTGTTTTTGTGTGAACTCAATATTAACTTTATTAGTCATATTTTGTTCTTGTGTATTTTGTAGTTTTTCTACAGTTTTATACAATTCTTCCAAAAGCATGAATTGTTCACTGTCTGTAGTTGTCTGTTCACTTTTTTTCAATAAATCTGCGTTCATCAATTCTCTTGATGTTTCAAGTGAAGTAAGTCTTGCAGTTATCTCTGTGTAAGCAAATATACCCATTGCAACACCTATAATAATACCAATCATATTTTTAACTGGCATTGCTACTGATGTATTCTCTGATATTTTCATTTGATATATTTACCTTTGTTAATACCTTCTTTGATAAGATACCCTCTAGTACCATTACCATTAATATCTACTTCTTTTCTTAAATGCTTAAATACGTTTTTTTCTTTTAGTTCTTTTTCAATTTTTCTTTTGAAACTTTCTAAAATTTTTACATCTCTCATGTTTTTGTGCCAATTTCTCTACACTCAAATTTTATTACTATTTTTTCTTCTTCAAATTTAGGAATATCCCACTCAGGTAATTCTTTTAGATTTTTATATGTTTGTTGTGCAATAGCATAACCACCAACAACACAATCATAATGATTACTAAATTGATAACCTGCGATTTGACTAGAGGGGCATTGTCCAGTTGTTATACTGCACAGATACAACACTAGTATATATTTCACTTAAACTGAAATACACCTATTATTGTTGCTATTATTGTTCCTAAAAATACTAGAACTCTAACCATTCCTTTACCAGTAGAAACATCAGTTCTTAAATTTTTAACTTCTTTATTTAATTCTTTAATGCTTTCTTGAATTTGTTTCATTCTTTCAGCACATAATTTTTCATGTGAAGAAAGTCTTACACCTGTTGAGACTTCTGCAAAGTCTTTTGGTGTAATCTTTTTTCTAGGCATTAGTATTGTAAGCTAACTCCTCTAATTCTTGCTTCTTTACTTCCACTAGATTGATTAGCAAATTCTATTTTGTATTTTAGACTTGTACCTGCATTTCCTATTGTTAAATCATTTACTTTAGCCATCTTAATACCAGATGTAAAATCTGGCATAGCTGTAAGTGTAGCTGTTGAACAGTTAGAACCACCATCAGCAGAAAGTTTTAAAACTATATCTGTGTTTAATGCGTTAGTACCTGCATTGTCTTGATAAGTAATAATAGCACCCATAGAAGATACACTTGA